TCTACTAAAAGTATTTATACACAATAGAAGTTTATATCTAATTAGTTTAGTATCTGCTAGTATGTTATCTCCAACGGCAGCATTAGCAAATAGTGTTGGTGGTGTTTCTGCAACTGCATCACCTGTTGCCAATTCTTCTGGTAGTGTTACCAACCAAGCCATTCAAGTCTTACAAGGTCCATACATTACAAATACCTATGGTGGAGGTATTCAATGTCAAGGACCTACTCTTAATATCACACCGTTTATAACTGGTTCTGCATCTGCAGCCAAACCTTATGAACCATACTTTGATGACCCAGTATATGACATGAGAGATTTGGACGAGGATGGGTCTCTAGATAACCCTGGAAGCATTCTCTACTATGTTCCTACTAGAACTGGTCAGAAAGATAATTATAACCTCTCTCTAGGGTTCTCAGCAACCCTATCACAACCTTTAGATAGAAAGTTGCAAGAACAATGTAAAGAAGCTGCAGCAGCAAACATTGCATTAATGCAACAAGCATCTGCAAACAAACGTTTGGACTTTGAAATAGCTCGTCTTAAAAACTGTGGTGAGTTGATGAAGGCAGGAATCTATTTCCACCCTCAAAGTCAATACGCAAAGATATGTGCTGACGTAGTTGTAACCAATCCGGGTGGTGTCATACCACAACATAGACATAGTATTCCTGTAGCTCCAGTATCAACTAAGGCAGAAGACCTTGGTGGACCAATAGGTGGTTAACTTACCTTGATGTTTGAGGTTCCCAAATCCAACCAGTACAAATATATTTTAATCCTTCTGTAGGTGGGTGACCTCTATGTGAATATGTCCATGTTGCTGGGAATAGAATTAACTTACCAGCCTCTGGTGTTATGTGTGTCCCATCATAAAATTCAGTAGTTCCTGATCCGTCTACAGTAGTGTTTAGATACCAGAGGAATGTAATTATTCTAGCACTGACTTCATTGTTTCGATTTAGTGATGATAGCGAGTCATGGTGCCATACATATCCTGTTTGTTCTGGTGTCGTTCTTTGTATTTGATAACCAGTATCATATGACTGAACATTAGCATTCCAAATTCGGTCATTATAATATTTTTGAATATAAGGTGTCGTATATTTTGAAAGAGAATCGTAAAATATTTTATCTTCTTCCTCCCAATTTTTATCTCCGTAGAAACATAAATCGGTAGAGTCTTTTATTTCTTTATTAACACCTTCTCCAGTTTCTCCTGGATAAGAATTAGAATCGTTTTCAAATTTTTCTATTACATGCTTACAAAAATCTTCATCTAATGTATTGGGATGCTCTTCAAAAAAATCCATAATATTATTTTGGTTTTACGACAGATCTTAATTTTCGTATGGCTTCGGTTCTTTCTCTTTGAAGTTCTCTACGTTCTTGTAGTGATAGAACTTTAGTTTCTTTTCCTCTCATCTTTGCAATTTTTTTGATTACTTTTTTGATAGTAGGTTTAACTACCTTTAGTAATATATCTGCAAGAGGTTTTGCAATAAGTGCTGACGTTGTTGCGATAACCGCAATACCACCAACAGATACAACTTGACCACCACTAGGGAGACCAGCAATAATTTGTTGGGGTATACCTACCGACTCTGTGATTTGAACACACTCACTACCTATTAATTTATACTCAATAATTTTGTCTCTATAACCATTGATGTATGTTCCTACAGGTTCTTTTGTATCCTGTAGTGGTGTGGGACATTCTATGACCGCAGTAGTAACAGGTGGTGGGTTAATTTCTGGTGTCGGTGGTATGTTCGGTTTAGGTCCTTCTGATTTTGGAATTCGTGGAACAGGAGTTAGAATCATCCTGTTCGGTTCAAACTGAATAGGATTAAAACTAGGGAGCCCAGAATCACAAAACGTAAGTATTCCTCTCGGGTCATCTTGTATAAGGTTATCGTTTGAATTATTGGACTCATGTGCTTCCACACACCCAGGTATATCAATAATAGGAGTACCTATTAATGTAGTTACGGGTGGTGTTTGTGGAAGTGATACCGTTGGAGATATCAAATAACTAGGGAGTTCAGGTATATCTAAACTCCTTACGTTTATCTCACGAATTTCCATTAGTCATCTTTAAAAATACTAAAGACAGAAGAGAAAACAGTATGAAAAATTACATATAGAAAAAATTTATTATCACTATCGTTTCTTCCAAACTTGGAATTCCTTCTTCTTCTTGTCGTTGTGGTCATAATCACCTCGATATCAGGTAGATTTATTTAATCAATTTCACCAAATTCTCAGAAAGGAAGTACAGGACCCGTAACATTTGGAACAGATGAACCACCAGAGGGTGACGGAATGACACCACCAGTTACACCAGGTAGTTCTGGCATTGCACTATCCAACATACCAGGAAGTGCACCAGTGATTGCTTCAGTTGCAGCTGCAGTAACTTGACTCTTTACGTTCTCAATGATTGCGTCCTTATTGACATAAACATAAGTACCACCACCTACGATTCCCGCAGTTCCCGCAAACGATAGTAGTGCCAGAACGTTAATTAGTTTTTGCATCTTAACCTTTACCTTTTTTTATAGGCCATGTTATATGTAGACCATAACAAAGGAGGGTTATAAACCCAAACACAAATAAAGATGCCATGTTACTACACCATCGTACCGTTTGCTCTACGAATTTCTCGTAGTGCTTCTAGGTCCATGTTCTTTGTACCGCCTGCGTAGGGCAAGGCATATCCTTCGGCAATCATTTGTTCATTGAGGGACACAGACTCGTCCCCACGGTATAACCAACCAAGAAGCCTGCCATATTTACCGACCCCACCAACAAGTTCAGTCCTAACAGACAACTCATCATCACCAGCGATAGCACCTTCCAATTTTTCTTTGAGCCAGTTGGTTGCTTCGATTCCAAGAGCTTTCTCCTCTAGATTCTTTGTCCTTTTTTCTGGTGTATCGACACCCGCTACCCTTACTCGTTCCTTTTTATATAAGTCAAATCCTAAATCCAGAGTGCAATCCAAAGTATCTCCATCCACTACTCTGTTGATTTCTACAACTCTAAAATTGTAACAACTTTTCCTACTCGGCGGAACCATGGCGCCCATCTTCTAACTCCGTATATGATATCTTTAATATGTATATAACATAACCCAACGCAAGTCCAACAGCAAGTATCACAGATATAATCACTGACCATACAGGATCAGTAACATTCTCAAGAGGATGTAATACTAAGTTCATTTCTCAAATGGTGCCCAGTGTTGCCAATTGTATTTGTGGACAAGATGCATACCAATAATAGGTACAACAATCAATGCAAGACTTAGTGTTCCAATCCCAAAAGGATTATTGAGTGTGGCAGAAGCAAAGTGTGCTGCCTTCAGTGCTATATTACTCATACATATTCTCCCCAGATTTCCCAGTTGTCTCTGAAATAAAAATCAATTGAAGTTAAACTTCCCACAGGATGTTCTTCTTCAGTCTTTGCCCACTTCGTACAGAACTTAGTAATGTCAGGTGAAGTTCTCACCTTATTGACACCATACATTCTAGAGAATGAACTCATTGCAAAATCAAATCTTGTCTTGAAGTTAGATTCCATGACCTACTTTTTCCTCGTATTTTTTAACGATAGACATTACTTGTTTTCTATCAGTTCCACATGGAGCATTCTTTAAACAAAGTAAAATCAATTCATCTTCAGTGATTGTTGGTCTAATAGTAAAACCCCACTTGTCAAGCTTAGCATCGGTAGGTGCTTCACAAGGGTCAAATTCATGTGCCATATCAATCTACGTGAATAGTTCCTGTCATTCCTGCACCTTGATGAGGACCACAAAAGAACTCATAGTCTCCTGGATCGGCAAACAAAATGTCTTGTGATTCACCTGGTGAGAACATCAGGGACTCTCTCGAAAGATCTGCACGACCTTCTACAATAATATTATGTGGTGGCAACATTCCATTTACAAAATGAATTGTTTCACCAGCACTAATACTAATATTATCTGGATCGAATACAAGATTTCCATTGGAACCCATGGTGACATCTACAGCATATGCCATCTTCGGTAAGAAGAATACCATTGCTGCTACAGTAGCAATAATCATTAAGCGGATAAACTTCATTGTAGTTTACTCAACTACTCTAGTTATACACGGTACTGTTTATATGTCTACAATTTGTTATGGGTTCCTGATATGTATTTCTACTTAGGGTCTACTGCTGATTTGACTGGTGGTTCACCTGTAGAAATAGTGATAGGTCCCTGCTCAAGTCTAATTGTCTGACCAGGTGCAGTTTGTGCTGCCTTCTCAATCAATCTCTCCATCTGTTCCTTAGTGATAGCAGATCCGCCACCACCGCCACCACCTTCTCCGGCTTTCTTAGCAGCCTGGACACCAAAGGTTGCGAGGACTCCAGTAAAGACTGATGCAATGAATGTCGGGTCTAGTTTCTGTTCTGGGATTCCAAGTGCAGGGGGGAGTTTAATGTATGCCAACGTGAGGATTCCACCAGACCATACAAGGATACCAAGACGGACAAAAGTAGACAGAATTGCAAGTTGTTCTTCCTTATCATCTGCTGCCTCTTTTATCTTACTAAGGAAACCTTTCTTCTTAGAGTCTTTAGATTCTTCCCTCTTTACTTCCTCTGGCATTAGATGCAAGCAACTAAAAATATTTAGAAAAAAAGGACCCCTTATCGGGATCCTTGATACACTGGTGTCATCATACCTTTGTCTGGTCCGTCGTCATCATCTCCAGGTGTTGTAATGATATAGACTATGACGAATACAACCATTAATCCTAGGTATACATTCACCATACGCCAGGAATTATCTGCCCTGTCAGTGCATATGCTCCAATGGCTGCAACCACACCAAGCATTGCTGCCCAACCATTAATCCGTTCTGCGTTTTCGTTCATTTGTTTTGCTCCTGTGTTTTGTTGTAAATAACGACTCTACCATTTTCGTGGATGAAAACTAATTCATCCTCATGCCCCCAGCAGAGTTCTTCGTATAGGGCATTCAGTCTCTCCATGTCCTCATAGAGTTGTTTGGGATTAGACATATTATTATTGACTGTCCCTTTATCTATAATCAGATTCCAAATGCTCCGAAGAAGAAGAGACTACCGGAAGTTGCATAAGATACAACTGCTGCAACGAAACCAAGCATGGCAACACGACAATTCAGTTTCTCTGCACGTTCTGCATAACTCTCATAACCATAACGTTCTGCATCAGTTTGAGAGACATACATCTGGGGTTCTTTAGCGAACAGATTTTGTTGTCCACGATCATTAGTTGTTACAGTCACGATACACTCCGTAATGTTTCTTTACATAGTATATAGTAAATCTAAAGACTTGTCAACCTCACTTCGGTCGGTATGTGCATCTTTCTGGATTGGCCTTACACCACTGATACACATACGCATCAGGGTCATTACTCATTTGGTAGTGGGCATGGTTATGTAACGACCCTATCACAATAAGTAATCCAACAGTAATAATATTAAAATGAACTATTGGACTAGCTACTAGTTTTAAAAAATAATTTTTCATATTTTCTACGCCACTTCACCAATCACCCATGACCTCATACCATGTGGTACATCTGAAATAATTTCTTGAGTCAATTGAACTGAGTCCTCAGGTACAACCACACAGAATCCAATACCTAGATTGAATACATTACGCATCTCTTCTTCAGTAATGTCTCCTGCTTCCTGTATCTTATTGAAGAGTTCTGGTCTCTCCCAGGAGTTGTAGTCTACATCAACTGTAAGACCCTTAGGAAGACACCGTGGAAGGTTCTCAGGGATACCACCACCAGTGATGTGTGACATACCTAGAATAGGAACTACGTCCAACAAGTCCTGAACAAGAGGAGAATAGATGGTAGTTGGTGTTAACAACTCTGGCATCTCCTTGTAGAAGATTTTATTTCTCCACAACATATCATTGACTAGTGTGTATCCATTACTATGAAGTCCACTACTTTCAATACCAATAACTTTATCACCTGGTCTGATGTTAGTACCGTTAACAATATCAAACTTCTCTACAATACCTGTACAGAAACCAGCAAGGTCATAGTCAGTTGCTCTGTAATGCTCTGCCGTTTCTCCACCTAGAAGATCCATTCCAGTGAGCTCACATGCCTTGACAACTCCATACACAATATCACTCACATTACCGTCAAGGGATTTGGTAGAGATATAGTCTAGAAAATATAATGGTTTAGCGCCAGAACATATAACGTCATTGACGCACATAGCAACGAGATCCTGACCAATAGTGGAGTAATCACGGGCAATCCTACAGATATTAATTTTAGTTCCAACACCATCAGCACCAGATACAAGTACGGGTTGTTCATATCCTGGTGGGACATGAATCATTCCATTGAACCCACCAATCCTAGGTGCCAATACCTTGAGATACTCTACAAAGGAACGACCCTTTTGGATGTCAACGCCAGAAGTTTTGTAGTCCATTATACTATAGCAAGGGGTTGTAGTTTATCTAAAATTGTTCTATATGCAGGAACGATATCACCTTCGTCCTTTCTGAATAGATCCTTATCAAATCTTTCGTCACTACCAATTCTCCATAGTCTCATACTATCAGGACTAATCTCATCAGCAAGTAGTAACTCTCCATGGGCAGTGTATCCATACTCAACTTTAAAGTCAATTAGATCAATACCCATGATGTAAAACATCTGACGAAGGTAATCATTGATACGAAGTGTCATTTCAATGAAAGGTTCTGGGTCATATCCCATCAGACGTACACGGTCAGGTGTAAGTAAAGGGTCATGTTTAGTATCATCCTTCAGAAAGAATTCTACAATAGGTTGAGGTAGTGGATAACCTTCCTTTAGAGTTGTTTCACGGACAATAGATCCAGCAGCACGGTTCCTACAGATAACCTCCAGAGGAACAATGTCTACCTTCCTACAAATCATTTTGTTAGCACCAACCATATCAACATAATGGGTTGGGATATTTTCTTTAGTAAGTTTCTCGAAGATAATAGATGAGATACTACAGCAGAGAGATCCTTTTCCTAAAGGATGATCAACCATCTCACCGTTACCAGCAGTAATTTTATCATGATACTCAATGATGACACGATCAGAATCGTCACCTTGATATACCGTTTTTACTTTACCTTCTATAATTATTTCCATAAAAAAAGGGAGTACTTTCGCACTCCCATCATACCATGTAATCAGTTATCTGTCTAGGAATCAGAAGTTGTACTTCAGACCCAACTTACCACCGACGTTCAGGTCATCGAAGTCCTGGTCAGCAGTGATCATGGAAAGTTCGCCATAGGCACCGAGGGATTCAGTCAGGGCAACAGAAGCGCCAACCTTACCGGAGATTTCGGTTTCACTTTCTTCGCCATCAGGGGCGACGATAGCAGGACCGCCTTGGATGTACCAACCAGCGTTCTCGCCGATGGCACCTTCATAGCCGATGTGAAGATCGGTGGTCGCACCAGAGTAGTCATCACCGACCCAACCAGCGTTGGTTTCGACATTGACGTAGGGACCTGCAAGGGCAGCACCGGTGGACATGGACAGAGCAGCAGCTGCTGCGAATACAGATTTAAACATTTGTTTACCTCGTTTTTTCTCGTGGAGTATACCCACGGATGGAAAGGGAATCGACAACTCCCTGTTAATTATTACCGTTTGTTACTTTAATTACTGAAAGACAAAAGGTGATGTTATTTAGTATAACCGATACTATCGGTTCTGTCAACCCCCCTGAGGGGGTTGTTGTTGTGATGAATTCGACACTCTACCAAGGTAGGGATCAAAGTCCATCAGTTCTTCAATTGTCATTCGAGCTCCAGCATTTGCCCAGAAGTTCATCTGTGCTTCATAGTTATGCTTATGGAATACGTCCACATGTTCTGGGTGAATACTGGAACCCAATTCGGTTTTGTATAATAAAAGGGGAAGGGCATAAGAGTTACCAGAATTATACAGAAGATCATCTGCAACTGGTCTTGGTCTTACACCATTATCAAGTTTGTACTTGTCACCTCTACAGTGAAGACGAATCATCTTTTCAGCGTGGTGTCTTGTGATAAGGTAACAAGCAGTTGAGAAGTCATTCACAAATCTCTTGTGAACTTTGATGTGGATATCACCAGTTGAAATGATAGCAATCTGGCAAAGGTCCCAATCGTAAGGAATCTTACTATAGAAATCCTTCCATGTAAAGTTCCAGAACCGTACAAGGTTTAGGTCACAATCATCTTCCATGATGACTGCATAAGGACTATCAGAGGTTTCATACCAATGTTTGATAGCCTTAAGGTGAGAGGTTACACAACCCACCTCACCCGATGAAACCATGTCAGGGTATCTTCCCTTGATAATATCACTTAAGTCGTCTTCACGACCGTCATAGGCAGAGATACGGGTGTAGTCTTTGATCTCCCAGTACTTAAACTGGTCCTCCATAAACTTCCATCTCTCTGGTTGACCATCTAGATTAATACA